CCTAGTCGTATTAGTTACATCTCTGCTTATTGTTGTGCCTGTATCTGATGGATATGTTTTAAAACCCATAGTTAAGTTAGCTGTTCCTACTTGATTTTTAAAGTCTGGTATACCTCTACTTATAGACAGTATTTGTTGTCCATCTTGTATGTCAAAATCACCAGAAGTAATAAATGCAGTCATAGCTGATTGATCATCATTTACACCTTCTTCGTGTTCATAAAATATAGAGGCGCCTGCTGTTACACCTTTTACTGTAGGTGTAGTTGGTGTGTCCGTAGGATTGTATTTTGTTGCGTATGGTCTTTGATAAACACCATAATCTGTCCAAGTTGTTCTAGCTAGATTTGATGTATACCATGTTTTTTCAAGATAATTATATGTGACTGATCTATTTATTTGATTTGATGTATTGGACGCATAAAACCAAGTCACTTCATTAAACTCTGAATTTACACCTGCAAATGTTTCTGGTTGTTGTGTGATTGAGAAATCTTCAAATACATAATCTTGTACACTACATGGTATTTTTTTAACCGCACCATCGTATAAATAGAAAGCATTTTGTGACATCCAATAAGCGATACCATTCACATCTACAGCTGAGTGTACACCCACAGCGCCACAGTTTGCACCAATTTGTACAAGAGAGAAAGTAAATGGTGCACCTACAAACTGTAATGCGTTGAGTGATGTATCTGTCCATACCAATACAGCGTTACGTGATCTTACTGCCGACACAATCTTTGATCCATCTTGTATTCTAAATGAACCAGCAGTATTCGTAGCTGTTGGCACAAAATCATTTGTTGTTTCTTGTGACGCAAATCGTAAAAATAAATCATCTTGCGTAGTAGAATTACCTATCACTGTTTCTGTACCAAATAAAAACACGTGTCTGTCAGGCATTGATACTAAATTAAATCTAGAATTAGTCGGAGTATTAGAAATAGCGTTCGCTCTTACACCTGTTCCGTTAGACGTGTCCCATAAAAATGTTTTTCCTTTACTTACAGTAGCAATTAAATCTTCACCAAAATTGTCAAATGACCAGTTACGAGCATCTATTGTAACACTTGATGTTTTTCTAGGTTCATTCCAACCAGGATCACTTAAACCTGTGTAGTCTGGAGAGTTCCAAGTATGAGTTCCCCAACCATACCCATAAGATGATTGTTCAGTTCCAATAGCTATTTGATATTTTGCATTACCAGAACCGCCACCACCAGATGTTGATCCAGAGGCTGTGCCTGTATGTGTAACCTTATAACTGTTTGCATCCACTATAGTTGTAATTTCAAACTCTGCATTCATGTCTAGTCCATCAATTGCAGAAAAAGAATCAAATGTTACAAAATCACCTTGCCCTGCGCCATGACTATTGTGAGCTACGGTAACTGTCGTAGTGCCATTTGTTGTAAATGGATTCGTTAACGCTGCTTCTAATCTTAGTGGTGTTACATCATATGCTGTACCCTCAGAGTATACGTAAAATTTTCTATCAGTTCCGAGAGCCGTGTACCTTACACCATTAAGATCTGTCCAAGTATGTATGCCTCTTACAACTCCTATAAGTGTATCTGCTATAAGTTTCTGCCAACCACCAACTTTTTGTGGTAGGCCGTAATGAAATCTTACATTATCAGAATCAACCCAACGTCCCTCCGCACCATACTCAGTATCTTGTTTGTCTATACCAGGTGCTATGTTTAATTTTGCTAATGGCATTATATAGTCCTAATAAATCTTAGTGTTATCTCTCCGTTACCACCAGAATTCCCAGCGGCTTCTTTGCCCCCACCGCCAGCGCCAGAACCATTATTACCTGGTGAACCACTTGATCTTGAACCACCGCCAGCACCGCCAGCTTCATTGCCATTATATGATGGTGCGCCGTCAGCACCGCCAATATTACAGTTGTCCCCACTACAAAAAGGTGCAGTGCTTGCACTAGATTGAGGAAACCCTTGTGCACCGTCTCCACCAGCATTAAAAGAAGCAGCCCTGCCCTGAGCAAAACTTGAATCTGCTTGTGTGAGACCACCTGTGGTTGTAAATGTTGTTATTGCAGTTGCGTCAAAAGTTGCTTGCCCTCCTACACCAGATGTTTGTGTCGCTATAGGTCCTTGTACACCGCCACCAGAATAAGATGCACCGCCGCCACCAGTTAATAAAAATAATCTGTTTGATAAGCTACCAGATAAAAATGTGTTACCACCATTACCAGCAGATGCACTGTAATTAAAACCAGGATTAGTTCCTGATCCTCCACCACTTCCTATCGTAGCAGTTAGTGTTTCACCGCCTGTTACAGCAAAAACTTTATCAGATATAAAAGCGCCTGATCCACCGCCACGACCACCTTGCTCACCACCTGCTTTATCATAGCCAAGACCATTCATAGAACCACCTCCACCAGCAACAGCATTTTTAATATGAACTGCATTAGCAAGAGCAGGGACTGAAATATTTTGACCATCTGTTAAAGTAGAAAAACTAGTAGCAGTGAACAGTTGAAATACTTCTCTCCAATTACCACTATCCTTAACAAAAATATTTGTTACTGTTTTATTTGTAAATGACGTGCCGTCACGAATAAAAAATTCACTTACTTCTCTCCAAGCACCGCCATCTTTAACATAAAACTGTGACATGCATTATGAATACTTTAACCAGATATCGCCGTCAGAACCGCCAGTAGGATTTCCTGTATCGACAGTTCTAGCACCAACTCCGTTTGTACCTAAGTTTGCATTAACAAAACCTTGCACGTCAACGCCAACTTCAAGATCAAGATTTGATCTTGATGTTGTTTTATTTGCGACATCATTAAGGTTTTCTGACACTTTTAATACACCTGTAATAGCAGTGCCAGAAATTTTATATCTTATAGATTCATATGTGGGCATATTATTTCTCCAATAGTTTCCAGCCAAATGTTGCTCCAGAATAAACTAAAGCGAACCCTGCACCTTCTGTTGCTACAGTTAAGTCGGATGTTGCACCGTCTATTTTATGGCTATTTCTTGCAACAGTTAAATTGTGTGTGTCGAAGTTATTTGCGACATCGTTAAATCTTATCTCATCTCCAACAGCAGCAGTAGCAGGTAATGTAATTGTTACTGCACCCCCTGAAGTATTAACAAATATTTTGTCACCAGCAAATGCTGTGTAGTTGCCAGTTTTTGTTAACCAATCACTACCTTGTGTTTGTATCTCATACCAGTTTGTACCATCCGTAGAAATAAATACATTTCTGCCTGGATTAATTACAAAAGTATTACCAGAAGAACCTAGCCTAGCTGTAATTTTATTAGAACTACTAGCATTTCTTAAAAAATATAATTTCTCTACGGCAGGAAACTGCACAATAAAATCAGATGCATGACCTGTAAATACAATAGCTGCCTGTCTAGCTTCGTTGTTTGCTTGTGTTTGTGGCCCGTTGTTCGTGGTCAACACATATGGGCTTGATGATGCCCCTAAATTCTTTGTGTAAACGCCTGCAATTGACTGCTCAATCGATTGTGAGAAGTTATTATTAGTTGTATTACCCCAAGAGTTAGATTGCTCTCCTGAACCAATTAATTCTATTTTAAGCCTTGTCGAAAATGTTGATGCCATTATGCTGCGTCCTTCCAATCCATTGTAACAGAATCATCAACCTCTGTCCATGTTGTTGTAACACTATCGTCTACTTCTTGATACGCATAAATCGCTGGATTACCTCGTCCAACAGTCATTGTAACACCCGTTGGTATTACATCTGCATTTAAAAATACTTGTGGCGAGCCGACTGATATCGGTGCAAAAAGACTACCTGGTAATACTGTACTACTTGTATTGACTTGTGGTGATCCAACGGTTGAGGTCATTGGTAGGCCAGAAGGTATTATTGTCTGATTTTGAATAGCCACAACAGTTGGCGATCCAACAGTTGATGTCATTGGTAGGCCAGAAGGAGCAACCAAAGTTGCAGGTAAAGCTGTTACTGTGCCTACATTTGATGTCATTGGTAAACCAGTAGGTACGACTAAACTTGTTCCAGTTGGAGTTATACCTCCAAGAGAAGAAGTCATTGGCTGACCTGAAAGTATTACTGTAATAGCATTTGATACAGTTCCAACGGTTGTGGAAGCTGGCTGTCCAGTAAGTGTTACATTAGATGTTCCAGAAAGTACTAGTGATCCGTGAGCCGAGGTTATTGGTAAACCTGTAACGGCTACTGTAGC